CCAGAGAATCCTGATCGGTTCTGCGATCTCAGGGAGTGGAACAAACTAAAGCTCGTAAACCCGCCAGCAAAACGACATCAGGTTGCTATGGAATGGCTGAAGTTTAACCATCAACAGTGCGGGTATGGTGCGATGATTTACGTTAGGAACTCGATGCCAAGAGTTTTGGGTACAGCACATCAAGTAGATGTAGACGTTTTGACATGGGAACTTGTCCAACCCCAAGCTGAGAAAACGCAAGCCATTAAAAAGAAAAGACGCATATGACACTAATGATTTTTATTTTAGTGATGCTAGATGCGGGTGGTAACAAAACAGGGGTTGAGCTTGCATTCCAAGAACTCACTAGCTGCCTGGAGTATCGTGACGCATTGGTTATGCAGTCTACTCATATTCATAACTATGTGGTTGGTCGCAAGACAAGTAAGTTTGATGCGTACTGCGAGGTGAGATTAATCCCTCAAAGTGAAGCGGGAAAAGGTAAATACATTTTTCGAGATCCAACTATTAAGAGAGAAGATGACTGATATACCACCTTTTCCAAATAGCGTTCAAGCGCAGCCACCTAACGCAAAGCACCAAATACAAAAGATTGAAACAGAAAGGTTGCAAGTCAGGGAAACCAATCGTAAGAGCGAAGTAGTAACAACATACTATGACTCTAAGGTTTATACCTATAAAAACGGAGCTTTTAGTTATACAACGCCAAAAGCAACGGGACAGCAAATCATGGTGACTGTATGACAAATGCCAAGATGATTTACACAATGGTTGTTGGTTTGTTCGTTTTGCTTGGAATTATTATTATTGGCGACTTTTACATTAGCATTAGAGAAAATAAACCGCCTGACGAGTCGGTTATTGTCTTGGCACAAAATGCAATCGTTGGATTTATTGGTGTGATATCTGGATATTTAGCTAGAGATCAAGGCAAAAAAGATGACCCCTAAAAAACTAGAGCCAAAGTCTAGATATGCAGAGTATGATGCAGATGGTGATGGAGTGGTTAGCGATCAAGAGATATCGCGCCATCAGGAGATGTTACAACTTGAGCTTCAAGAAGAAAAAGCAGACTCGCAAAGAAAGATGGCCTGGACTGCTGTTGTCAGCATGTGCCTTTTCGCTCTTTTGCCTATTGCTCCTTTTGTCCCAAGTGACCGCCTTGACACCTTAGCTAGTATTAGTGACATGTTGTTTTTAAGCCAAGCATCGATAGTTGGTCTGTACTTCGGGGCAACTGCTTACATGGCTAAAAGATGAGCATACTTAGTTCTTTAATAGAGCCAGCTACTAAAATCCTAGACAAGGTCATAGAGGATAAAGATCAGAAAAACGCTTTAGCACACGAAATCGCCACGATGGCAGAGCGTCACGCGAATGAATTAGCTAAAGGTCAGCTAGAGGTTAACAAGGTAGAGGCTGCACATAAGTCGTTATTTGTGGCTGGATGGCGTCCTAGTATCGGATGGTGCTGTAGTCTGGGTCTTTTATATCATGTTTTAATAGCCCCGATTGCAGGTATTTGGGTAGAGGTTCCAAAAATAGATTCATCTCTTCTGATGACCACTATGACTGGCATGTTGGGGCTTGGAGCAATGAGAAGTTACGAAAAAACAAAAGGAGTGAGTAGAGAGAAGTGAGCATGTGGACTGCATATAGAAGATTAAATAAATTACTCTGTGTTCCGCAAATAAATATACTCACGGCAACCCCTCCTCAAAAAAAGGAAACACAAATGAAAACTAGCGAAGAGGGCATAGCTCTAATAAAAAAGTTTGAGGGTTGTGAGCTTTCATCATATGTGTGCTCTGGTGGTGTTCATACTATTGGCTATGGACACACAAAAGATGTGAAAGAAGGAGATACATGCTCTTCTGAAGAAGCAGAATATTACTTAAAAGATGATTTAGAAAGCTTCGAGGGTGCAGTTTCTAGGCTGGTTGAGGTTAAGCTGAATCAAAATCAATTTGATGCGCTTGTGGCATGGACGTTTAATTTAGGATGGGGAGCGTTATCCTCCAGCACTTTGTTAAAAGTTTTGAATGACGGCAATTATCAGGGTGTTCCAGAGCAAATAAAACGCTGGAATATGGCTGGTGGTAAAGTATTGGATGGTCTTATAAGAAGAAGAGAAGCGGAGGCTTTGCTTTTCGAGGGCAAACCTTGGGAGGATGTGTAGATGGCAAACGGAGATCCTAACAACCCTCTTTCTAATTTTACTCCCGCCCCAGTGCCTTTTGGTTATGGGCAGATGCAAGGCATGCCAGCATTATCTAGGAATCCTAATTATGGAGTTCCGTCTGGTATAGGATCTCTTCTTGGTGGCATGAATCCAATGATGGCTCCTCAGGCTGGCGCTCTTTTAACTACACAAATGCCTGTATCAACAAATGCTCTCGCAGGAACCAATCCGTTTACAGGAGGAGCGTTTCAAACATTTACCGCTGGAGATGTAACTCAAGCAGCATCTGATTATAGATCTAATCAGGCAGAATTGTTAAGACAGGCAGAGGCTCAAGCAGCCGCACAAAAAGCTGCTGCTGAAGCTGCTGCACAGCAAGAGGCTGACAGAATAGCTGCCGAACAAGCTGCTGCCGCTGAGGCGGCAAGGATAGCTCAAGAGCAGGAAGCAGCAAGGATAGCTGCGGAACAAGCCGCTGCTGCTGCTGCTGCTGAGGCAGAAAAAATTGCAGAACAAAAAGCCATTAAGGCAGAAATGGATGCCAAGCTCAAGGCCGAAGCTGACGCAGAGGCTGCTGCTGCCGAACAAACAGCACAACAAACCGCCGCTGAACAGGCTGCTGCTGAGGCTGCTGCTAAGATTGCCTCTGGTGAGATTGCCATGCCTACTCAAGAGGAGATTGCCGCATCTATAAGGCCATCAACTGGCATGGGTGGAGACAAAGGTGGTCCGGGTGGTGTTCTCCCATCAGCAGGTACTGTAATTAATCCGGGTGAGCCTTCAATGATGCTCAATGGAGATTTTACACCCGGTGGAGATTTTATACCGTTTGCGCCTCCGATGAATGTTGAAGCAGCAGAAGCTTCTGTTACTGAAGCCGGGACAGGAATGCCGGGTAAATCTATTTTGCGCCCTGGCGATCCGGGCTATGAAGATGCTTTGGCAGCAAATAATGCTTCTACTCCAGCAGGACTGTTTTCTGGATCAACTATGGGTCCAGCAAGACCTCCGACTGATCCAGGTCCATTGGTTTCAATTGCAGGTGACTCCGGTATAGAGTCTTTAATGCCAGTTTCCGCCTCTACTCCCGGCGTTCTTACTAGAGGACCAATTGATACAGCTATAAATACGGGGAGGATACCACCGCCACCACCCCCAGTGGTTAGGCCTCCAATGCCACCACCTGCAAACATTCCACCTCTTAATCCAGGGCAAGCACTTGGTGCTTTGGAGCCTGGCGCATTAGGCGCTCTATTTAGAGCGGAAACGCCACCAAAGCCAAATACTAAAAAAGTTGAAACAAAGTCAAAAACAAGGAAAAAGCAACAGCCAAAGAAAAGGAAGGGCGGCAGAAGAGGCGCGAGGGGTAGGCGTTAAGCATGCCTCTTAACAAAGTCAAGTTTGCTCCCGGTGTAAACAAAGAAGGCACAGAGTATTCTGCTGATGCCGGGTGGTTTGACGCAGATAAGATAAGGTTTAGACAGGGAAGGCCAGAAAAAATAGGCGGTTGGGTCAAATATTCTGAGACATCGTTCTTAGGAGTTTGTCGTTCAATACATGACTGGGCTTCATTGGAGTCTATTAGATATATAGGACTTGGAACAAATCTAAAGTTTTACGTTGTTGAGGGGAACAGCTTTAACGATGTAACCCCGATTAGATCAACAACGTCAGCAGGTGATGTAACATTCTCTGCTACTGACGGATCAAGCACAATCACTGCTACAGATACATCTCATGGAGCTGTGGTAAATGATTTTGTTACATTCTCTAGCGCAGCTTCTTTGGGTGGCAACATAACCGCCGCTGTTCTGAATCAAGAATATCAAATTACTGCTGTTCCAACGGTAAATACTTACGAGTTTACAGCTAAGGACACGAGCGGCACTACAGTAACAGCGAACAGTAGTGATACGGGCAATGGTGGCAGTTCTACAGTTGGTGCTTATCAGATCAATACGGGGTTAAATGACTTCTTGGAAGGCACTGGCTGGGGTGCTGGAGCTTGGGGTATGTCTTCATGGGGCAGTGCTAGCAGCATATCGGCTGCTGGACAGCTCCGTCTGTTTAGTCAAGATAATTTTGGTGAAGATTTATTATTCAATGCCAGAGGCGGCGGCATATTTTTCTGGGATGAATCATCTGGAACCGGGGCAAGAGCGGTAAATATTACCAGCCTGAGCGGATCGGATCAGCCAACCATTGCGTTACAGATTATGACCAGTGACATAGATCAGCATGTCATAGCTTTCGGCGTTAACCCTATTGGATCAAGCCAAATAGATCCTTTGTTTATTAGATTTTCTGATCAAGGTAACGCCACTGACTGGACTCCCACAGCAACGAATACTGCTGGAGGTATCAGGATAAACTCTGGTTCACAGATAATTGGAGCCGTTCAGGGAAGACAAGAAATACTGGTTTTCACAGATGTAAGTCTCCACTCGATGAGGTTTGTTGGAGCGCCTTTTACATTCCAGGTACAGACAGTAAGCACTGATATATCAATGATTAGCCCTAATGCTGCGGTAAATGCGCGAGGATCTGTTTACTTTATGGATAAGGGTGGATTTTACGTTTATAACGGATCTGTACAGCCCCTGCCTTGCTCTGTGAAAGAGTTTGTGTTTTCTAATATTAATCTTGGTCAGGCATTTAAAGTTTTTGCAGCAGAAAACAACGCATTCTCAGAAGTTATGTGGTTCTATCCAGTCGGTGAAGGGAACACAGAAATAACTAATTACGTTAGTTACAACTATGCTGAGAACCTTTGGTCTGTAGGAACCCTAGAGAGAGCGGCTTGGCAAGGAGTCGGAACGCAAAACTTCCCTATGGCTACATCTGTTGTTACCACAAGTAACAATAATTATCTGTATTACCATGAAAACGGGTTTGATGACGATGGCTCTGCCATGACAGCTTTTGTAGAGAGCGGAGACTTAGAAATACAGGATGGCGAAAGGTTTATGCTAATTAGCAGGATAATACCTGACTTTGCATTTAGTGGCGCTACGGGTGACGCATCAATATCTATGACACTAAAGGGCAAAGATTTCCCATTGCAGTCTTCAAGCACCTTATCTACATCCACAATTACTAATAGCTCGACACAAAGCCATGTAAGGGCAAGAGCTAGGCATCCGATAGTCAGGGTGGAAAGCAGCGGTACAGGATACGGTTGGAGGCTGGGTGATTTAAGATTTGATATTAGACCTGATGGAAGAAGATGAGTACACAAACAAGAACCACACCTCTGCCTATCCCTACACCTGAATACGATCCTAGAGCAGAGGGTATAAACAGAAGAACAATAGAGTTGGCTATGGATCAGATAGAAAATGATGTGGTCTTAGCTAAAACACAAGGAGACAAAGAGGGGTCTTTAGCTATGAGAAGATTCCAGTTTCTTCTTATGGGTGCTTCGTGACAGACGCAATAAAGGTTTTGGGTCAAGTGGATGTATCAGCAACCACGACTACTACTCTTTATACGGTTCCTAATCTTACTCAAACAACTGTCAGCTCACTCGTTATCTGTAATAGAAGCGGGTCTGGCATAACCTTTAGGGTCAGCATACATGTTGCTGGAGCTGGGGCAGATGACAAACAGTTTATATTTTATGATGAAGATCTGGCTGCAACGACAAGCAGAACAGTAGTAATAGGCATATGTCTTGCTCAAACAGATGTAGTAAAGGTGTATGCAAGTGCAGCAAATGTTAGTTTTAACCTATTCGGGGTGGAGACAAGTTAATGAATTATAATCAGCAAGCTCCTTTGCAAGGTAGAGCAGAAGAACTGGCTAGCTACGGCAGATATGGCGATAGTATGCTTGTTCACATGAACCCTATCGAGGTGGAGGGTATAGCAGCTTTGACCCCAGGCGGTCTTACTACTAACCCTGTAACTGGTCAGCCTGAAGCTTTCGCCTTTCTTATTCCCATGTTGGCAAGTATGGCTGCTCCGACCGCATTTACAGCTTTAGGATCTGCTGCTGGTGCTGGAGCTTTAGGCACTGCTTTGGGTGCTATAGGGGCTAACACCGCGCTTGCTGGAGCTATAGGTTCTGGTCTTGCTACAACGGCATTGACTGGAGATCTCAAGAAAGGCCTTGTATCTGGTCTTACTGGGTATGGAATAGGATCTGCTCTTGGTTCAGCAAAAGAGGCGGTAGCTGGAGTTCCTGAGGCGGCAGAGGCTGCATCAGCAGCAACAAGCGCAGTTGACGCTGCTCAAAAACAAGTTGCAGAACAGGCTGTTCAAACAGGAACCCAACCGATTCAAGAGGCATTTAAAGCAAATCAACCTCTCCAAGATCTTTTAGATGTGCAGGATATTGCGCAAAGTGATTTGCTTGCGGCTCAAAATGCAGCGACATCTAGAGTTGGTATAGGAGAAGTTCTTGGATCAAAAGAAGGTTTAAAAGCTTTGGGGGCTAGTGCGCTAGACAAATCAACGCTGCTTCCTGTAGCTGTTGGATCTGGTCTTCAAGGACAGATAGATATGCAAGAGCAGTCTGAGGCGTTAGGAAGAAGGTTAGAGGAAGAAAAAAGAAGAGATAAAGAAAAATACGAAGGTATATTGTCTGGTTCTTTGGCTCAGATTGGAGCTGATTATGGGTTGGATATGTCGGGAACTGGGTATCAGGCTGGTGGGGTGGTTTCTTTAAACCCTCAGAATTATCAAAGATCTCTAGCAGAAGCTCAGATGTTAGGTATGCAGCAGCCTATGGGTATGAGGATGGGGGGAGGAACTTCAAGGAAAGAAAAACAAAAAGAACGAGAAGAAAGTAAGGCTCAAGAAGAAGCCGCTCCTTTTGAAAGATTTGAGGATCTGATGGCAAATATGCCAGTTGGTTCTGATGGTTCTGCGGCAATAAAGCTTGGCCCACAATATGCGGCTATGAGACAGGCCCAACTAAGAGGTCCAGAGGTTATATCTCCAGAAGAGCTAAAAGGTTATAGGCCCGGAATAGATCCAGAAATAATGTACTTCAGAGAAAGAACAAAGACTGAAGAGGCCGAACCTTATGATCCTGATGCTGGCCCTAGGTTCGACCCTGGCATATTACCTGATGATTTTTTTGAGAATTTGCCATTTGGCGTAGGGGAACTTGCTGGAAGAGGAATTGTTTCAGATGGAAGATTAGATGAGTTTCAAGCTAATTTAACCACAGAAGGCGCTGAAAGGCTTATATCTAGAGATCCCGCTGCCAGAACCACTGACTACACAGACATATATGACTTTGAAGCTAGACCTATGGCTGCTGGAGGAAGCACTTCAACCGACCCTTTGATAAATCAGACAATAATGGCTGTTCTTGGCAGGTTGCCAGAAGAAGATGCGGAAGTAGTAATCAATAGATTTATTGATGAGTATGGAACAGAAGCGTTCCAGATGCTAAGAAATCAAGCTTTACGATCCGTTGTTCCTGGTGCTCAGACAGAGGGTCTAGTCGAGGGCGAAGGTGGTGGTATGGATGATGAAGTCCAAGGAATGATTGGAGACCAGCAGCGTGTGGCTGTTTCTCCCGGTGAGTACATAATACCAGCAGATGTTGTTTCTGCCACTGGAGACGGCTCTACAGACGCAGGAGCAGAAAGATTTGATCAGATGATTGATGCCATCAGAATGGAAAAAACAGGCACTATAGAGCAACCAGAGCCTTTGAGGGCCAGATAAAGCGTGAGCAACCTACTGACATTTGATAACACTCGTATTAGAGACATATCTAGAGAGCCTAAGGTAACTAAAAAGAACGCACCTAGGGATATTACCCACACTATTACTTTAGTTCCCAGCAACTTTGTAAAAACCCTTTGGAGGGACATAGAGCCTCATCTTGCAAAAGCTGTTGCGAGATCAAAAGGCAGGTGGGAAATGGAAGCTCTTTACTATTCTTTAGAAAATAATAATCAACAGTTGTGGCTTGCTTTTGACAAAAACAACAACATAGATGGCGTGGGAACCACAGAGCTTATAGCCTATCCGGGCAAGAAAATGTTGGCTATTCAATTTTTAGGTGGAGACAAATTTAAGTTTTGGGTTTGGGAAATGTTAGAAAAGCTAACTGACTGGGCCAGAGATAATAATTGTGATGGTATAGAGGCAACCGCCAGAATGGGTTTTTGGAAATGGTTGCAGCAAGATGGTTTTGA